GGCACCAATTTTAGTTACATCTTGCCCTGGATAAAACACACGTTGCAAAATGTCTTTTGAAATCTGTCCAGGAGTACGCAAGTTCATGTTTTCGTCGTACTGACGAATACCGTACTGGAAGAGCTGAGCTCCCATACTTCCAGTAGACAATGCTCCAACAGCATTTGCTGCAGTTGCGTTATCCATGTTTAAAGCTTTTGCAGCAGCACTAACTTGCCCAAGACCCATTTGCATATTTGCACTGCCAGGCATAAAACTGTAATTAACAAGAGTTCCAAAAGCTTCAGCAGTACCCATAGGGCCTGTGATGCCGCCCTTCATTGCAGCCATCGTATTCAGTTGGTTCTGTGTTCGGTTAGTGCCGCCAAACATAGCTGAAGAACCATAGAAACTTCCAGCTCTTTGAGAAACTGTTCCAAGGTTAGGTAGAAGACTTGCTACTCCGCCTATAGCGTTTACAGCCGTTGCTGCAACTCCTTGCGCAATCCCAAACTTTGCTGAACGCATTCCCATTGATAGGTATTGCGTCTCAATCGCTGATGAAGTACGGGAGTAGTTGGTCTGTTGAGCTGCAGACTGAGGAAGAGATGCTGAAACACGGTTTTGCTGATTTCCAAAATTAGCTTTTGGATTAGCAATTTGTGTTTTACTAAATAGCGGTGTTCCAGCACCATTCCCAAATTGACCGCCATTAGCAATTGTTGCGTTTACATCACCAAATGCGGTTGGTCCAATGCCCTTTATTTGTTTTAAAATGTCATAGACACCAGAGAGTTCCTTTTTAAGGGACGCAACATTAGAGGTAAGGCTTTTTACGTTTCCCATAAAGTTAAACGCCATTACTCATCCTTTCTAACTTTGCTTTGGCTAGTTCTAGCCAATTGCGTCTTTCTCTTACTGACATGTCCTTTATGTCAGATAGTGTCCATCCTTTATGCATATCAGATATAGCTGCCCACTCTGAAAAAAGTTCCAGGTAAGTGGTGTAACTACAAGCGAAACAAGGTTCCCAAATTAATGGAGACCGTTACCTCGCCTTCGCAATCAGGGCAAGTAACTGTAATGTCAGTAAACTGAGGTCCAGGTACTCTTGCGCTAATCTGTTCTACAATCTTTTTTCTGTCTACTAGGCCTAAGTTTTGAACTTGAACAACGCTGTAGACTGGGTCGTTGTTAATCTTAATGACGGTGTTTTCAAGAAGTACAGTTGTCTGTTCTGCTTCAGTCTTATCAACGCTGTTGATTAAAGCTTTCTGTGTTATACCAGAGGGAAGCCGAACTGTGTATTCATTCTTTCTTCCTTTAACTGTAAACACACGGTCATTAATAGGGTCTGCTAAAACTTTAAACTTAATATCTTCAGTTAAGTCTACTGTTACAGTTTTGTAGTCTTCGCACTTTAAGCAGTAAGATGGAATATCAATTTCATTACCAAACGTTGCTTTGATAATTCCTAGAAGAAGAGCATCCAAGTCTCCTGCTAAAAGTCCGTTAAAGACATCTTCGCTAGCTGGAATTTCTCCTACCTTTACTGTTCCACGTTGAAGGATGGTTAGAAGAGCTTTTCCAATACTAGATGCTTTGGAGATTGCTTCTTCGTCTCTTCCGTTTAGTTCTCTTACCTCTGCTAAACGGAGCACCTCCCCAGCGGGTGTGATGTACCCGCCAGGAAGGTCTACCGTATTTTCCAAAGGAGATTTGATTTCAGGATTGAAATCGTTTTCAGGTCGTTCGTTCATGACTTGATTTAGAATGTTGTTAGCCATTGCGGGATTAGCCGCTGCATTAATTGTATTCGTCATTTTTTTCCTTTGTTAGATTACTTTGTTGCTGCTACGCCATAAACTGCAGATGCATCTGTTGAAAGGTCTGCTGCCCAGTTGACATCAAACCCTTCGTGAACAAGCGTCATTTGCTCTACGAATAGAGCATTGTCGCCTGCGTTGAGGTCAGAGTATGCGACCGAAGTAGGCCAGCAGTTGTACACGTTAAAACGCATAGCTACGTGGTCTTTGGTGGTTGTTGAAACTCCTGTAGATTCTCCTCCAACGCCAGGAATTGGGTGAGAAAGAACCTTAAGTTCTAAATCCATACGGAAGTTTTCAGCAACACTGCGGTTTGTTCCTCCACCTTGAACAGTAGCAAACAAGTTACGCATCCAAGCCCAGTTTTCGCTAGAGCCTAGCATTACGCCACGTTGTAGTGTAATAGGAGCAAATGTTGTTTGCCCTGGAATCTGGTGAACAGTAGTGTTGTAACCACCTTCACGGTAAGGAATAGAGTCTGTTGTAACAGCCATTCCTGACACTGATGTAAAGCCCATAGTTGCAGAAGCAAGGTTTGCTGTTGCTGTACTAGAGGTTATGTCTGTTCCTGAAAGAGACTTGAACGTAACCAAGAACCTAAAGTTACGTAATGGGTCTGTCTTCAGGTTTGAGCGATTGTTAACTATAGCCATAGTTAGTTATCTCCTTTGGTTAGTTCAGCGACTTTTGGCTGAGGTCAATGACGATGAACTCTGCAGGATACTGCAAAGCCACGCCAACTTGGATGTGTACTTCGCCCTGCGCAATTAAGTTTGCAGGGTTGTTTTCAGCATCGCACTTGATGAAGTAGGACTCTGCTGGAGTTGTTCCACGAAGTCCTCCCTGGTTGCGATACTCGTTTAGGAAAGAATCAATTACAGAGTTGATATTTCCCCACAACTTTTCATCGTTGTTTTCAAAGATAGCAAACTCTGTCATTGCCTTTAGACGTGCCTTGATGTAAATCAAAGAACGACGCATGTTTACATAACGATTTGCAGTTCCATCTTGTAGAAGAGTGCGAGCACCCATAGGAACAATACCTGCGCCAGGAATCTGACGAAGAGGGTTTAGTGGAGCCACTGAACCTGTTCCTGTTGATGGCAAACCTTTGTTCATGTTGTCTAGCTCTGTTGTTGTAAAGCTACGCTCTAATGCAACAAAACCAGCAACTGGAGTACGCAAACCTGCAGGAGCTTTAAACACTCCCTGAGTTGCGTCAACTGAAAGGTACTTTCCAGCCATAGCTCCTGACGGTCCAACAAGGCGAAGTGCACCATTGCCACGACCAACTGGGTCTGAAATGTAACCGTGTGGGTAGTACATTGCTGTTGAGCTCTTACCGCTAAGGGCTTGTGCTACAGCAATAGCTGCATCAACAGTTAGTCCAGCAGCTGTTTCTGCAACGTAGAATCCGTTGTTTGCTTCAGCCCAAGCAGAAGCTCCAGCAGTAACGGTTGCAGTTGAGGTAGGAATTACTGAGTAGATGTTTGGTGTAAATAAAACCAAAGGACGGTTTACGGATAGGAATGAATCCCAAACAGACAGTCCTGAAGTACCCTGGTAAGAGGTGTAGTCAGCTGCAACAACAGTTGAACCGTCTCCACCGTTTACTGGTGAACCGCTAACTGTAAGTGGGTAGATACCTGTAGCAGGTACACCCGCAGCGTTGTTGCTGATTGTGATGTAAGAAGACATCGTGTTAATTACTGTGTTAGCGTAATCTGACGATGAAGAGAAGGTTGGGTCAAAGACAATGTTTTCATAACGCTCAAGAAGATAGTCGTTTGCAATATTCTGAGCTGTTCCTGAAACAGTTTCCTTGTACAACGTTAGAGTGTAAGTATCTGCAACTGTTCCTGCAGTAACTTGTACACGAAGGTTAGTTCCATCTGCTCCACGGTTTTTTGCTGTAGCAGTAAACACCGCTACAGAACCAGCAGTTGAAACTGTTACTGCTGCGTAAGATGCGTTTGATGAAAGGATACGCTTCACGTAAAGTTCACGACCACCGTTGTTGAAGAATTGAGCAACTCCAAAAGTAGATGGGTATGTTGAGTTGTAGCCACCAAAATACTTAGTAAATTCATACCAAGAAGTGACAAGAGTTACGGACTCTGGACCTTGAGCAAACGGTGCAGCAATTGCTCCTGCAGCGTTAGCGGAAGCTCCAGCTCCAATAGGTGCTGGTAGTAGGCGTTCTGTAATGTAAACACCTGGACGGCTATAAGCCATTGTTTTCTCCTAACTAGTTGGGTAGGGGTTCCTGATTATTACGGATTAGTCCACGAATCAACGGCAGTAAATGGATAAGAAGTTTGTCCTTGAACAAACTCTCCAGGCGTGCCAGTACCGATAACTTGTAACGTTTTATACACTTGAGTGTAGGTCTGTGATGAAATCTCGGATGAGACTCTCACAGTAAAAGCGTTTACAAACAAACGCTTTCCTTGTTCTGTAACGTCTCGCTTTGAAACGTCCAGAAGGTCCAAACGACGAACTGTTCCGTCATCTGGCTCCAATACAGCAAACCGCATTGGAATCTTATTGCTTAGCATTTGACCTAGTATTTGACGGTCATGTCGT